AGGCATGCCAGTTAAAGGAGTTAGAGCATTTCTATTTATATCACCATTTGGAGAATACATTATCCCTCCGTTTCCTGATCCAACAGGACCAGCATTGTAATTCTGAGTAGCAAAATCATAATCGTATATTCCTGGACCTCCGTAACCAGTACCTGATGATATATATTCAGAAAAATATTCTGCATACCATTTACCTTTGTTTACAGCTAATGTACCTGCTGGCCACGCTTTAGCTCCAGCACTAACAGTACTTGTTGGAATCCTAGTGTTCCCGTTGTAAAGAATACTGGTATAGTTTGAAATTTCACTATGTACAAGTGGGTTTAGCGTTGCAAAATTATTACTAGCTGATTCTGAGGTTTGTGCATTTGTGTTAAAACTATTTGCTGTATAATTATTACCTTGACCACTAGAGTCTAACCCAAGATTACCTGAGTTTTCACATTTCATAAATACACCGTTAGTGCCATAAGTTACACCAGTTGGTTCTGGTTTAGGCTTCCAAGACCCAGTAGTTGCATCAGTTTCACCAAAATTACTTGGAGTTAATTGTGCGCCATCAACTAAAACCATGTGTGTCATGTAACCTTTCCATTGTTCACCACCACCTTGCTCTGCACCAAAAGTATTTTGTTTACCACTTTCATTTACAGGAGTGTTTTGTCCATTTGATATTGTGTTATAACCACCAGAAAAATTTGTAACTTGCTGTCCATTAATATAAAATTTTATTCTATTTCCGTCTGATCCTTGAGTTGTGTCGAATGCACAAACTAAATGATACCAAGAAGTTGGATCTCTTAATAACCTACCTGTTACCCTGTATACATTTGCTCCACCACCTATTCTAATTTGACCACTACTAATTGCAAAATAAAATTTACCTGAGTTTGTTCCTGCTGTACCTGCACCAAATATGGTTTTATTCGTTTCGTTAATATCGCATTTTATCCATGCACTTATGGTAAATATTTTTCTATTTCCTGTCGAACTAACTGCGTGACTTAAATATGACATTAATCAAACCTCAAGCTGTTTTGCTGTCCAACTGATATTTCAATACTAAACGCCCTTGCAGCAGTTTGACCTTGAGCATCAGTTGCAGTAACTGTAAAATTATATGTTGTAGTAGCAGAGGCACCTGACTCTGTGCCTGTTATTGTAGCATTAGTTGCTGCTGTATTCAAAGACAATCCTCCAGGTAAAGCACCCGATGTAATTGCAAAAGAGACAGCATCTGTGGCTGAAATCGTAATAGTTCCTACATTTGCGCCAGCACTAAATGTACCAAGAGATCCCGCAGCGGTCGTCCATGATGGTTCGTCAGAAACTGTAAGAACAGCAGATGTTTGTACTGCATTACCGTCTGGGTTTTCTATGTATAGGAGATATGTGCCGTCAACAGGCAAAGTAAACTTAACTGTGATTTGTGATGCTGAATTAAAAGCAACTTCATCTGCTGATACTCTTGCACCTGTAGATGAATTAATTGCTGTAACAAGAGGGACAGATACAAATGTACCTCCTGCAATAACACAAGTTGTTTGTGCATTTGTAATTACGTTTGGTGTTATGGATGAAAACGTAGGTCTTGTTTCAGTAGTAAGTGTAATTGATCCACCTAAAGATACTGCTGACCCGTTTATAGTAATTGATGAATTTGCTAAATCTACATTTTGAACAGATCCATTTGGATATTGTAAAGTAGCATTTGCTAAATTAAGAGTCGTGCCAGACGGCACCGTAATTGTGTCGCCGTTCTCTCCAATTTGAAGAGCTGTGCCTGACTGTGGTATAACCTTATCTACTTCAATCTGACTCATAATATAAACAAGTTACCTGTAATTGTTAAAGATCCTGTAACTGTAATTGGACCAGCTAAAACACCAGAATCCATAGTTTGAGTATCACTAATAGTAGCGTTATGTGTAGTCACATAAGATGTAGGTTCCATGCTGGGAGATGGCGCCCTCTTTGCTGGATACGTACAAAATACATCTTTAGTGCCTGCAGAAAAATCTACTTTGTTATCACTATTTGAGCTTTCTAAAACTGTGTCCCTTGATAATGTATCAGGAGATGCATCAGTAACAGTGCCTATTCCTACTTCAAATTCCGTGCTACCTGACTGCATTGTAATACAGTAGTATGTAGTATTAGTAGTTCCAATGGCATCAACAAAAGTTTGAAAACCAGTGCTTGCACCTGCAAGATTTATAGTTCCTGTTCCTGTTGATGTCGTGGTCTCCTTAACACGATCATTGATAATCAATGCCATGTTAAACTCCTACGATAATCTTAGTATAGCTGTACTAGTTGTTGGGTTCGGAAACTGAACAGTAAATGTACCATTGGTTGCTGTAAAATCAGAACCAAAATTTAAAATACAAACAGCATCAGTTGTTCCTGATCCACCAGCTGTAGTGGTATTATAAATCATAGCACCTCTAGCTGTAAAACTTGCAGATGTCCACTGAGGATCAGTTGAAAAATCTACGAAAGCTGTTGAGGCACCAGAACCACCTGTAACTGACTGACCTGCTAATGCTAATCCGCCTGCTGTGTAAGCTGTACCTGATGTATTTGTTGTTTCATTACTTGTTGAATAATCCGTTGTCGATGCTCCTAAACTTGCACTTGAAGTAAACAATGCAATCTTAAAAGTATGACCACCATTTGCAAAATTATGCTTACCTTCTAACAGTTCTTGTTTGAAAGTGTTACATACTGCTTGTGCTATTGCCATCTTTAACTCCTTCTACGGTTGTTGCGATTTGAGAGGCGTCCTTAAAACACCACTCATATATTCATCTCTTCTTCCACGGCCTTGCTGTTCAATTGCTAAGTCTTGTATGGCTTTCATATAAGACTGCTCATAAAGAGCAAGTAAATCGTAGGGGCCTTTGAGATATTTAAAGGCCTCGCAGAGACTCGCATACAACAACGTCCTTGGAGCATTTGTACTGACCCAGGTAGTCGCGTTGGTAGACGATAATCCTGTTGGTAACTTATTTAAAGCTACTTCTATATTATATGCAACATCTGGCGTTGGCGCAAGATATATGTTTCCTGCTTTCCAGTTTGCATAATAAATTGGAGTGTCTGTAGCTGTTCTATCTGGCCAATATTCTTGCATAAAAGTAATGTCTTTTTGTTCCAAAGTTCTTCTAGTATTAGCTAAACTTTGACCATATATTTGAACGGATCGTATTAATGCAAAATCAGCTACGTTTAAACCAGGTAAAGATACAAATCCATTACCTGCTGTCAGTGCTGCTATTTGATAAGATCTAAATGCATCAAGATCAACTTCTCTAAATATTCTATTTTCTGCATGCTCTATAAAATCATTTACTATTGTTGTTGTAAGAACATTACTGTCTGTTTCTGTGTATGCTCTAATTTGATCTACTAGTTCTGTATATGTTGTCATCTATCCCTCTATTGTTACTGGACCTGAAGTACAAACAGATCCTCCAAATCTATCATTTGCTTCTACTGATGTTCCTGCAGAAGCTGTAAAATGATATTCATCAGGACTGTTTACAGGAACAGTTATTAAATATCCAAAAGCATTTTCTAAAACATTTTCTGTAAATCCATTACCTGGATTACAGTTTCTAAATCTTACTCTATCACCTGTAGTTCTACCGTGATTATTTTCAATTACATAAATTACATTTGTTGCAGCAGCTTTATTATAAAAAGGATTACCAACTAATAATCTGGCAGCAGCTGTTTCTACACGATCCGGTCTTGCGTCTTGTAAAGCTTGAGGATCAGGTGCAACTCTTATTGGCTGTAGTTGTGGTTGTTTAGCTTCAAACTCTGTTCTATGAACTAAAGCTCCAGTCCACTCTCTTACCATTTCTTTGTAAGGAAAAGCAAAACCAGATCTATCCGATATAGCTTGAGAATTTTTACCAGAAGAAAATTTTCCCATCTTAACCTACTGACGGAAAATATGATTGAGGAGTTAAAAATAAACTTGTTCTTGCACCGTCTTGATCAGCTGCTCTTTTCCATTCATCTTCATATAATAATTTTAATGCTTGCATTCTTTCAGGTGCTTTTTTCTGTGAAAGATAAAATGCAAGTCCTGCAGTCATACAAGGTAAAAATCTAAAAGGTATTTCTGCATTATTTGTATATGCATCCGCATCTGATAATCTTATCATTGCATAATATTTTAAAGTATAAGTTCCACTAGCAGGAACTGCTGGATATAAAAACATTGTAGGATTTATTTCTCTTTGAAAATAATATTGAGATGGTCTGCCGGAGGTAGCTTTATTTGGTAAATTAAAATAAGTAGCCCTACTTATTGGAGTAGCTGCAAAATCATTTGTGCCATCATTAATTACTACATCTGTTACATCTATTATTTGTTGTGCTGCATCTGCGCCTGATCCAAAAAGACTTGTACCAGTTACTGATTGAGCATTTGCTGTCAATGTTTTAGTAGTTTGTTGAATAGTCCATAAATTAAGACCTCTGTTTGCCCATTCTGCAAACATTAAATTTAAACTTCTTTTTGCCGTTTTAAGATCATATCCGTCACGAACCATTAACCCACATCTTTCGTAGGCTTCTTGTATTATGTCATTTACGGCTAAATCAAAATTTTTACTGTTAGAATAAGTCGGCATCTATCTTCCCTGTCTATTATATTTCTTCCAGCAACGTCTTTTATGTTTATTTTTAGGACGAGACCTAGAAGAAGAGCCTATACTAGTCCTTTTTTTGATGGGTGTAAAGTATTCGTTAGAAGGTGTTTTAGCCATACTACATTTGTGATAAAGGATTTTCCAATGCTAGCTTTATTCTTTTTTCAACCTTTTCTTCTAGCTCAATCATGGCTTG